TGATAACACTGCTATGGCTGTGGTGAAAGCCAACGAAAAGGTTGGTGGGTAGCAGAGATTATTTACGGTAGGTGGGACGTTAAGGAAACAGCTAAGAAAATATTCGATGCTGTTAAAAAGTATGAGCCTGTGGCGGTTGGTATCGAGAAAGGTATCGCTCGTCAGGCTGTTATGCCCTACCTTGGCGACATTATGAAGAGAACCCAGACATTCTTTAGAGTGGATGAGCTTTCGCATGGTAATAAGAAGAAGACAGATCGAGTTGTCTGGGCGCTCCAAGGGCGCTTTGAGAATGGTTATGTAAAACTTAACAAAGGCGACTGGAACAACGAGTTCTTGGATCAGCTTTTTCAATTTCCAAACAAACTAGTACACGATGACTTACCTGACGCTTTGTCATACATCGAGCAACTTGCAAAAGTTTCTTATGTTTATGACTTTGAAGAAGAAGATCACGAGTATTTAGATGACGTTTCAGGATATTAACAAAAGGATTTATTATGGGAAACACTGTACGTAACAAAATTGAAGCAGAAATTAACAAAAACATGCGTAAACGCTCAGATAGTATGGCATCACCGAAAGAAAAGGAAGTCAGCTCAAAAGCAAAAGAGGAAGCTGTTCGTGATGCTAATAGTCGTGTTCAATATCAGCACGAGCGCGAGGCAGGCGACCCAAATGCTCTGATGTTGTCTTTTGAAGAGTGGAAAAAACTTTAAGGAATCCTCATGTACGATGAAGAAAAATTCAGTGACCAGAAGGTAGAAGCATGGGTCATGGACAAGGTAGACCAATGGCGTGACCATTACAGCGCCAACTACGAACAAAAGTTCGATGAGTACTACCGTCTATGGCGTGGGCAATGGGCGGCTGAGGACAGAACACGTGAATCAGAGCGTTCACGCCTTATTTCTCCTGCTTTGCAGCAAGCTGTTGAGAGTTCGGTAGCAGAAGTCGAGGAAGCCACCTTTGGTCGCGGTAAATGGTTCGACATTCGCGATGACCGCAACGATCAAGACCCACGTGATGTCGCTTATTTACGCGAACAACTGTCTGAGGACTTCCAGTTTACCAAAACACGTAAGGCTGTTGCTGAGTGTATCCTGAACGCTGCGGTGTTCGGTACAGGTGTTGGCGAAATTGTCCTCGAAGAAGTAAAAGAGATGAAACCAGCGACCCAGCCTATCATGGATGGAGCGTTGAAAGCAGTGGGTGTTAACATCACTGACCGGATCGTTGTTAAACTGCGTCCAATTCTCCCTCAAAACTTCCTGATTGACCCTGTGGCTACATCTATCGATGAAGCTCTTGGTGTTGCAATCGATGAGTTTGTTCCTAAGCACCAAGTAGAGATGGGGATTCAAAATGGTATCTATCGCGATGTTGATATTGAGTGTTCCGATACTGATTCAGACATTGAAGCAGACAAAGACCTTACGTCATTTGATGATGATAAAGTCCGACTGACCAAGTATTACGGTTTAGTTCCTAAACATCTATACAACGACGCCGTTGTAGAAACAGAAGAAGATGAGCTGTCAAAAGAAGTCAAACCAGAAAGCGAAGGCGAAGAAACCGACGAAGAAGGGTACATCGAAGTAATCATGGTTATCGCTAACGGCGAGACTTTGTTGAAAATCGAAGAGAACCCCTACATGATGCAGGATCGCCCTGTTGTGGCTTTCCCTTGGGATGTAGTTCCATCACGTTTCTGGGGTCGTGGTATCTGCGAGAAGGGCTACAACAGCCAGAAAGCGCTCGATGCTGAGCTTCGCGCACGTATTGATGCCCTAGCCCTTACCGTCCACCCAATGATGGCTATGGACGCTTCTCGTATGCCTCGTGGGGCTAAGTTGGAAATACGTCCAGGCAAGACAATTCTAACTAACGGTAACCCAGCAGAGATTTTACAGCCGTTCAAGTTTGGTAGCTTAGATCAAGTTACCTTTGCTCAGGCTGGTGAGTTGCAGAAGATGGTTCAGATGGCGACAGGCGCTATTGACGCTGCTGGTATCCCCGGCTCTATCAATGGTGAGGCTGCTGCTGGTGCTGTGTCAATGTCAATGGGAGCGATTATCAAGCGCCACAAGCGTACTTTGATTAACTTCCAAGAGAGCTTCCTGATCCCAATGATTGAGAAGTGTGCATGGCGTTATATGCAGTTTGATCCAGATCATTACCCTGTCTCAGACTACAAGTTTGTACCATCATCATCTCTGGGTGTTATCGCTCGTGAATACGAGGTGACGCAGTTGGTTCAACTGTTGCAGACACTTGGTCAAGATAGTCCGATGTACCCGATGTTGGTATCAGCGGTTATTGACAACATGGGTTTGTCCAACCGCGAAGAACTCATGGCTCAAATGCAACAAGCATCACAACCTAACCCAGAGCAGCAACAAATGCAACAAGCTCAGATGCAACAGCAGATGGCTCTGGCTCAGGCACAGCTTCAACTTGTTCAATCACAGGCAGCAGAAGCGCAGGCACGGGCACAGAAGTACGCTGTTGAGGCTCAGTTGGAACCACAAGTTGTGCAGGCTAAGATGGCAGCAGCCTTGTCCACAAACCTGCAAGCTGGTAGTGCTGATGAAGCTGAATTTGCAAAACGTGCCAAGATTACTGAACTGATGCTGAAAGAGAAAGACATCACCAGTAACGAGCGGATCGCGATGATGCAAATGCAAAAGAAGCAACAAAAGACTTGACAAAAACGTAAATTTGTGGTATAATTACAACATCTCTCCACATTATGAAAGGATAAAGAGATGGATAAAGAGCTACAAAGATACTATGAAAATTTACTAGATTTGTTTACCCGTGATGGGTGGAAGCAATTCATTGAAGACATCTCAGATAACAAAGAGGTACTTGATGATATTACAACCATCCCTGATGAGAAACAATTCTGGTTCCGCAGAGGACAGATAGAAGCGATTAGCCGTATTCTTTCCTACGAGTCTACCATAAAAAATAGTTATGAAGACTTTGAAAGGGATTTACAGGATGCCTAAACGTATCTACGAGTTTATCTGCGGAGATGACCATATCACAGAGGCTTACATTGATTCGGAACTCCGAACAACCAATTGTAAAGTGTGTGGTCAACCTGCAATCCGAATCGTTAGCAAGCCGATGGTCAAGTTAGAGGGCGTGACCGGAGATTTTCCCGGGGCAGCAATGCAATGGGAGCGCAAGCGAAACGAGAAGATAGCGCAGGAAAAGAAGAGTGCCGCTCAGGATTAACCTTAGCATAAGCACATAATTATATTCCACAATGCTTATTTAGCACGGAGAGTTTAATGGCAACATTTATTGACGAAGGCGACGAAGAGTTGCAACCCGAAGAGTTTTCCTCCATCGAAGAGGTAGAACAGGAAGCTCCTACACAGGAGTCAAACCCAGAAGACGACGACATTCCTGATAAGTACAAGGGCAAATCTGTTAAAGATATTGTTCGTATGCATCAAGAAGCCGAACGCGCAATCGGCAAACAGGGGAGTGAAGTCGGCGAACTTCGACGTATTGTAGATGACTTTGTTAAAGCCCAAACCGTCTCAAAACAAGAACAAGCCCCAGATGTCGAGGACGAGGTAGATTTCTTTACCGATCCCGACAAAGCAATCGCACGAGCCATCGAGAAGCATCCGAAAGTACGCCAAGCTGAAGAGCTAACGGTGAACATGAAGAGAGCTGAGGCTTTGGCTAATCTGAAATCAAACCATCCAGACTACGGTGACGTTATTAACGATCCTTCGTTTGGGGAGTGGGTTGCTAAGAGTAAGGTTCGCCAAGAGTTGTTTAGTCGTGCAGACCGTAACTATGATTTTGATTCAGCTAATGAGCTTCTTACTACGTGGAAAGAACGGAAACAAGTAGTCGCTCAATCACAAGAGATCGAGAAAGTAGAACGCAAGCAAGCGATCAAGTCAGCAGCCACTGGTTCAACCAAGGGTTCTGGCGAGACAGCAAGTAAGAAAACCTATCGCAGAGCAGACATCATTAATCTCATGCGTACTAATCCTGACCGTTACGAAGAGCTTGCCCCTGAAATCATGCAAGCCTACGCTGAAGGTCGGGTCAAATAATCATTCTGAAAGGTAATTTATATGGCACTCGGTACTAATCACGTAACCAACGCAACCGCTGGTACGTTTATCCCTGAATTGTGGTCTGACGAAATCATCGCAGCCTACAAGCAAAACCTCGTTATGGCAAACCTCGTCTCTAAGATGTCCTTCAAGGGCAAAAAGGGCGACACCTTGCACATCCCTAAGCCCACTCGTGGCGCTGCCTCTTTGAAAGCTGCTTCTAACCAAGTTACGTTGCAAGCTGCCACTGAGTCAGAAGTCCAAGTGTTGGTGAACAAGCACTACGAATATAGCCGCTTGATCGAAGACATCACCGAAGCTCAGGCTTTGGCATCACTGCGTAAATTCTACACAGGCGACGCTGGCTACGCTTTGGCTAAGCAAGTTGACACCGATTTGGTGTTCTTGGGTCGTGGTGTTAACGGCGGTGACGGTACTGCTGCTTACACTGGCGCTATTATCGGTTCTGGCAACACTGCCTACACTGGTTCTAACGCTGCTGCTATCAGCGACGCTGGTATCCGCGCTGCAATCCAGAAGTTGGATGACGCTGACGTTCCTATGGACGGTCGTGTGTTGGTTCTGCCTCCTGTTGCTCGTAACGTGATGATGGGCTTGGCTCGTTTCACTGAGCAGGCTTTCACTGGTGAAGTTGGTGGTGGTAACACTATTCGCAACGGTGAAATCGGTAACGTCTACGGTGTTAAAGTCTTCGTGACTACCAACGCTGACGCTGCTACCAGCGGTGACCGCATCGGTTTGATGTTCACTAAGGACGCTTTCGTGTTGGCTGAGCAAATGGGCGTTCGCTCACAGACTCAGTACAAGCAAGAGTACTTGGGTACATTGTTCACCTCTGACATGCTGTACGGCGTGAAAGAGTTGCGTGATGAAGCAGCCGTTGCAATCGCAATGCCTGCCTAATTAGGCTAAGGGGGCTCTCTTCGGAGGGTTCCCTCTTTTGTTAAAGGGCTTTAGTTAGAGTCCTTCACCAAGAGTTCAACAAGGAGAAAACATGGCTATTTATCGTGGTCTGGGTGGTGCTGGTTCTAACGAACAAGACGCTTCCATAACAGTTATTACAACAAAGGCGCTGGAAGCCGCTACAAGTGCAACCAACGCTGCGACATCTGCTTCTGCTGCTGCTACATCAGCAACTAACGCCGCTACGTCTGAGACTAATGCGGCTACAAGTGCTTCTAATGCTTCCTCATCATCTTCTTCTGCATTGGCAAGTAAAGAAGCAGCATTAGCTAGTGCTGGCTCAGCCGCTTCTTCTGCTTCTTCCGCAGCTTCTAGTGCTTCTAACGCTTCTTCCTCAGCATCTGCGGCTGCTACAAGCGAATCTAATGCCGCTACGAGCGAAACCAATGCCGCTGCTAGTGAAGCAGCAACTTTAGCCATCTACGGGAACACAACAGCGATGAACGCTGCTGTCGCCGCTGCTGCTACAAGTGAGACTAACGCCGCCGCTAGCGAGAGCGCAGCCGCAAGTAGTGAGACTAATGCAGCTACCTCTGCTTCTAACGCATCTGTTTCAGCAGGTAACGCAGCTTCTTCTGCTACCGCC